ACGTTTCTGGTAGTTATAGATCAGACAAGGAAGTTGACGGAAGTCTTTATCAATAGATACCACAATAACATTCTCAAAGCCTAGTTTTGTGGCTTCAATAGCGATAGCGTCGTCTGCTTCTTGACCTTCTGTAGTGATAGCATTGTACTCTTCAGTCAAGTAGTTCCTAGCGAACTTCAAGAGAAGAGGCTTATCCTTAGGACGTTGTGCTTTATAAATATCAGAGATTTCATGGCGGAAGTTTCCTTTACCAGTCAGATACCCCTGATATTCGCAAAGGACTTCTGTGGCCGAAAGGATACTATCCATGATTTCATCAATCTTACTGACTACACCAGAGACAGTATCACCTTCACGGGAAAAGACTGCATGGTATGCTATAATATCGAAGTCTACTAGAATCTTCATATTACCGTTCATAGTAAGGCTTCTTCTCTAGGGCTTCTGCACCATAGGTACTATGAATGAAGGCTTCCCACTCATCTTTGGTGCAGTAATACTTCAGTACACGTTCAAAGGCTTTGATGAGTTTTTTCTTGTTCTTTTTGGTTTCAAGAATATCCCAATCAGGTTGAAGTTCCTGAAGGATAATGTCCTTTGCTTCTTGCTTTACAACCTGATCAACTAGATCAAGGTATTCGTTTTGATAGCCACTACTATTGAACATCAAAGTCTTAAGGGCCTCTAGTTTACTCACTACTATCTCCAATCATACTAAAGATTTCAGGGAATGCAGGGGCAATAGCCTTACGGATTTCACGAGCAAGAAGGATATGTTCCCATTGAGTCCCATTGCCATCACGAGCCTCAAGGTAGGTTATCCAACTACGAAGTGTACCATTCATGTAGAGGCGAGACATAGTAAGCCCTTCAGGAAGGATTACACGGGCACACTCTTTAGCTACATCATCAGACCTCAAATCTTGATACAGACTCTTTGCCCGCCAAATGCTATCTTTCACCACAAGGGCTGCATAATCTTTAAGTTGATTATCAAGATCATCAATAGAGTTTTGACGGTTCTTAGTATCCTGACGACGAAACTCTCGCTCAGTAAACTCAATTTCATCCGAGTATCGTTGACTAAACTCTTGGAAACTGAAGGAACGGTGGCGAAGAAGTTGACGTGTAATATCTCGTGGTGCTTCTACTTCAACAATAGCGTTAGCCATTTCAAAGAAAGACCAATGACCATTGTCGTAGCAGGTCTTGAATAATCTACTGAACTCAGGATTTTCTTGGTTGGGCTTATTAGACACCCTCCCACAGTAGGCAACTACCCCCTCCGGGGTAGCCATCGGGATTTCAATGGTCGGTTGGGTGACTGCAATAAGACGGGCACTGATTTTAGTCAAAGAGTGCTCCATTTCATACGACCATCATCAAATTCAGCACCAACAAACTTCACGTAGTCGTAAGAGGCACCCTTAAGGAAATCAAGGAAGCGTTGAAGTACATCATCAATACTTTCAACACCCTCTTGAGAGATAAGGCAAGAACGTCCATCCTCAGGGTCGTGCATATGAAAAGTGATATTCATTCTGCATCCTCTTTACGTTCATAAGCAACATGCTCTACAACCTTAATCTTTTGGATTGCAGTACGAGAAGCAATGCTATCCTTACCCGTCTTTTGGTCCTTGACAGGGAAGGTCTGGATCAAGTGGGTAATCTCTGCAACAGTACCATTACCAATCAAACCATCAGTGTCAGGTTCCCAGAGACTTCCATCAGCCTTAGTGACCTTAGGAGGTCCACCAGCCTTTTCTACAACGTCACCAGCCTTAGTCTTTACCAGATGCTTACGTTCAAACTTGATAGCAATAACACCATCCGTCATACGGGACAGGATAGGCTTCTTCATAGAACCCGCTTTCTTAAGCTTTTCATACTGCTCTTTAGCCAAGATTTGAGTTACAGTATATGCGCCTTCACAGTCGGCATAGGCACCTTCGTAACCTTCCATATCCCGATTATGTTCAAAGATACGAGCCCATTCGATAGGGCCGATGGTAGTAACTTCTTTATATTTAGTGTTATTAGCCATGTTTATGTATTCCTATTGTGTTTTCAGTATGAAACTGGTTGTCGGGATTTGGTTTCCCTAGCAGAGGTTGTTTCCGCTAGAAGAAAGAATATAGGTGTTGTGGTTGGAAAGTCAAGAGTTTCTGTTAAGTATATTTTAGTGTACTTTACCGTAGTTCTCCCCAAATTGTACATCAACATCAAGCAAGACATTGAGTTTTAGTTTCTTGTTTACATAGCCAATAGCATCCTTCAAGATACCTTCAGCATGATCCTCATAGCCAATCTTCACTGGTACACCTTGCTCGTCATGGAACTGGAAGGCCACAGGAAGCCCTAGGAGCCTTGTGTAGTACAACCAAGTGTCAAAGCACCAGACACCCGTACTTTGATTAAGTGTAGAGAAAATGTCCTTGTCTGACCTCAGACTGTGCCACAAACCAGATACAGGGTTTAGCAACCACATCTGAGAACCTAGAAGCCTGATCTTCTGAGATTCAGACACCTTCTTGATGGACCAGTTACGTTTCCAGTAAGCCTCAATCAAGTCACCAGCTTCCTTGACAGGTATCTCAACTTCCCTAGACAACTTGGCTTTACCGACTCCGTATACACAACTATAATTTGCTGCTTTGTATTTCTTTCTAATGCCCTTGAGACTGATTTCTCCTTTATTGTGCCTGTCAATCTGTTCTTGAGTTACTGCCCCTGCAAACAAAGCTAGGTTAAGGTGTGGGTCAAAGCCTTCCTTGCTCATTTCCTCTACATAGTCAGGATCAAGGGGCTTCATGTAATGGCGCTTTGTGGTATCCTCAAGACTAACCATGTCTGAACCAGCCCACACATGACCTTCTGGTGGTAATAGGCAACCTCTAATCTCTTTACCCCAAGGCTTATCTACACCGGGCAAGTTAACCAAAGGCTTAGAGTGTTTGAAACGAAGGGTATTCGTAAGCCCAGAGATTTCGGCTTTCAACCAACCTTCTTTGTGGCACTCTAGGAAAGACTTAAAGATACCTAGCCTATGAGTGATAACTGTAAGCCCCTCCAAAATTTCCACCGCAGGGTCTTTTTCGATAAGGTCAGTTACACTTTCACATAGTTCAGAGTCATCCCTGACTTGTTCAATCATCCTTTCCTTACCAGTCTTTTTGTCCTTCACGTACTTATAGGTCTTAGGCTTCCAACCAAGCCCGTGTAGCCACTCTTTAACTTGCTCTGAACTGTTAGGGTTCCCATCCTCATACCCCTCTAGGACATTGATAGGACCGACTGTGTTGGAAGGAAGTTTCTGTTCAATAAGAAGGTCAAGCCACTTCTTGCCTGCGATAGAAAGTGAACCATCTTTCTTGTACAGTTCTTTTGGCTTATTCACTGTACGGTAAATAGGCTTCTTAGGCATAGCCTTGGCAAGTTCAACTGTCTTTTCTTCCTTCTGTTGAAGGAGGGTATCATAGGACTTCTGACACAAATCTAGGTCAAGACGTACTTTGGTCAGTTCTTGCTCTCTGGCACAATCTAGTTTGAAGCCAAGGTAATCAATCAACTTGTTTGCACTTGCTTCATCACCATAGAGTTTCTTTAGTTTAGCCTCTAGGTCTTTCCAGAGAAGCCAGTTGATTTTGACATCCTCCTCACAGCGGTGCCGATATTGATCATAAGTAAGACCCTCCCAATCATCTACTTTGGGCTTAGGTACACCAAAATCAACACCATAACTCTCAATACCATGCTTCAGCCTATCAAAGTTCAAGTACCAAGATAGGGGAAGAGTGTCAATGAAATTTTTGTAGGTCAGGTTAGTTCCAAGTATCTTGTTGAATAAACATAGGTCATGTCTGACAGAATTGTGTGCAACAAACTTAGTATCTGATGCACACAAAACCTCTCTCATCTTGTCGTAGTCATTGGTGGAAGTAAAGTTAATCCCATCCTCTGTCCAAGATAGGACCCAAATCTTTGTGGCTTCTTCCCAAAGCCCATCACTTTCAGAGTCTAGGACAATTACTTTCATTCAATTCCCCTCAGGTATATTAGGGTTTTCTACCCAATCAAGCAATATCTCAAAAATTTTATAGTGAGCCAAGCTTGACCAATAAGTGTAAAAGTATTCCTCCTTATTCTTGGCTATATATGCATTTCCGTAGTACTGCTTAGCCCAATCATAAGAACAATAGATAATCCACCACTCTTTGTACTCTTTATACGCTTGAAGCATTTCCATTCAGTTACCCCGCGTTAAAGCTACTTACAATAACCCCACAAATATCCCGGTCAGTCTCACCGAGGTATTCTACAATGACACCCTCTGGATAAACCCAAGTAGAATCACTGGCAGGCCAAGTCTTATCCCAATGTTCATAATACCAACCCATCCGTACTGGTCCCATCATCCAGATGCTACCTCCATTCGGATGGGTCTTACGAGCTTCTTCCTCAGTCTCAGCAGCCACAACAGCACTATCGTAGGTGTCATAGCCAAGATGTTGCTTAGACCGGATTACCCAAAGTTTCATTCTTGCTTATCCAACTCCTTTAGGAAAATATCATTGATATAGTGTTTGACAATGTAACTGTATAGTTCACCCACTTGGTCAAAGTCAAGTTTAACTTGGGAATATCCCCCAAAATTAATATCACCTTGCTCAACATAGAGTTTTCCATCTAGGATATAGAAGTCAAGGGGGCTTTTATCCATCACCAACCACTTCCTTTCTCACTAAGGGTGAACGTATCACCATCAAACAACAGTTCCCCTGCTTCACCTTCAAGTCCGCAGGGGCGGTTCTTCTTAACTACCAGCTTTGTAGTGTTTCTGTCAATCATATTATCTGCTTCCTTATCCCGTTCAAGGTCAATAACCACAGAAGCACGTTGGGCGATCATCTTGCAGTACTTAGGGTCACCACTCTCGTTAGTGTGTGCAATAGTGACAATACCTACATTCAAGTCAGCAGAAAGCTTAGAGAGTTTCACTGACAAGTCAGCAAGGATTGTCTCTTTGTTTACCTCATTACTAACAGTAACAATATCTTGCAAGGGTTCCACAAAAACATACTGACAACCATAGACCTGTGTCAATACCCTGATTTGCTCAATAAGCCCCTCTGCGTCAGCGTCATCAAGATGAAACTGCATATATCCCGTATTATGAGTGATATGCTTGATAGCACCTTCTACATCAACCATGCGTCCCTTGTCTTTAATCAAATCCTTCCGGGTAAGATTGTCTTTAAGATAGTAGGATACCACACCAAGCAAGGAACGAAGTTTAGTCTCCTCAAGGTGCCATGTAGCAAAACGTACAGTAGGATAATTCTTAATGAAATTGTATTCAAGATAACGCATGAATTCACTCTTACCGACCGATGTGGGGGCCTTAATAACAGTAAAATGACCACGCATTAGACCAAGAATTTTCTCATCAAGAGATTCAATCCCAGTAGGGATATAGGAACTCTCCTGAGTGTCATGCAGTAGTTCTAGGAAACGTTCTTCTGTGGCATAGATGTTGTCTGGGGTATATAGACCACTAGACCACCAAGCATTACGATACTGTTCCCCTGCACCAGCCTGTAGGAACTCGTTAGCATCCTTGAACTTGTCATGAGGAACCTTATAGACACGTCCGGGGAACAAGTGCATTAGGCTAAGAGCAAACTTATCTGCTTTATTATCAGAGTCAAGAGAGAGGTAAATCTTCTCGAAAGACTCTAGCCAATCCTTGCAGTTCTCAAGGAGTTTCTTTGACGGTGTAGCAGAAGGAAGAGAGACAACAGGGTACTTAGAGCCTAGCATTTGAAAGGCTGACATGGCATCAAGACAGCCTTCCGTAATAGTAACTGCCTTAGCAGAACCAGCCGGGAACAAATTCATACCAAACAACTGATTTGGACTAAAACCCTTATTAGTCACAAACTCTTTGGGGAATACCCGTGTCTTGGTCCCACCATCAGGATAGATGTAGGTATGCTTGATGGGATTACCTTCACTATCCGAATAAGTAAGACACTTATAGAACTCCATAGCCCTAGGAAGAATACCCCGATGTTCTAGGTACTTTCCTTCACTGACAACCTCAGGTTTCACTTGACCTTCTTTCTTTACATTAATTTCCTTCAGTGGGTATGCTTCCTTTGCCCAATCATGTACCACCATACCTTTGTGTGGATAGGCTTCACCACAAGAACGGCAAAACCCTACTTTTTTAATATCTTCATAGTCAAAGGCATCAGATGAACCACAAGAAGTGAAGGGGCATGGTTTATGAATGTGTTCTGTCAAAGTTTATCCTTTATGATTATGAAATATCCAAAGCAGATAGGATGCGTGCCTCGTAATCGGCTTGAGCGGCTGCTTTGGCGGCTTCGATGGTGGGGTAAACTCCACTGTCTACGCCGTCGCGTGATAGCATATCGCCCATAGGGTCAGGGTAAACCTCATAGAAGCCGAACGCATGGTCAGTTTCATACCCATTGGTTCCATCGTCTCTCCACACCAGCGGCTTCACCCGCACGGCGGTCAGCGGGGCGATCTGGTCGTACAGGTCGATGGATTGATCCTCCCATTGCTTCCAATGATCACCATCTTCCGCATGTGCTTCACATAGCGCCCACGCCAGTAGTTCGATCTGCTCATCACGGGTCATTTCGGCTCTCCATCCAGCGCGGCAAGAACGGCAAAACCCTACTTTTTTAGTATCTTCATAGTCAAAGGCATCTGATGAACCACAAGAAGTAAATGGGCATGGTTTATGAATGTGTTCTGTCATACCTTCCTTACCACAATAGATGTTTTTGTCCTATAGACTGCAAATGAATACCCATAGATTACTAGATTGTTAAACCCCACCCTATCTGGGTAATCCTTTTCAAAGGATTTTGCAATCTGTACGCCTTTAAACCAATCCTCCTCTGTCATATCTCTAAGGATAAGTTTAGAGGTTTTATTTGCTGTAGTGCTTGTCAAGGTTTATCCTCTATAGTTATGAAATATCCAAAGCAGATAGGATTCTGGCCTCGTAATCGGCTTGGGCAGCGGCTTTGGCGGAGTCAGCAGTCGGAAAGCGCCATATGGAACGACCTTCCCCATCGAAGCTGAGAAGGAACAGACCCTCTACCTTCTGGACGGTATAGCCTTCGGCGTTCCACTTCCCGTAGCCATTGTTTCCGCGCTCAACCTCAAACCAACCAAGCGGCTTCACCTTCACCGCCCCAATAGCTGATTTATCAGCAAGCGCCATCTTAAGCGCGTCCTCTGCCGCGTCTGCGCGTTCAACTGCCTTGTCGCGTTGCGACTCTAGTGATTTCATCACAGCAGTCAGGGCGTTGACGGCTTGCAGTTCTTTCTGCATACTGTCGAGGGTGGCTTGGTGCAGGTCAGCAATTGTAGCATCAGTACCCCTTACCTTGCAGAAACCTGTGCATCGACCTGTGCTGTTTTGTTGGCACCTTGGGTATTCGCAGAACTCCATCACGCACCCCCTTTCTCTGAATTAGGTAGGGTGGCGAGCGGTTCCGCCCAAATAAAGCGTTGCTGTCCGTAACGGCTAGGCTTGGCGGTCATGTAGTTGAACCCCATAGCATTACCAATACGTTTCCATACAGCGTTTACGCGCTCTTGCGGCGACGACATTGGACCGCAATGAGCCGCTATGTAGGCAACTGGATTGCTGGCTTCGAGTAAATCACCAAGGTCAGCATCAGACAATTCGTATTCGGTCATTTGCCAAACTCCGCTATGGCTGCACGCAAATCGCGACATTCAGGCTCATGAATTTTGCTATCGCTCCCGATGCGGTTTGACGAGCAGAAGCAATAGCCTTCTGGCATCGCCCCAAGGGCTTGCACCGACTCTACCAGCCGCCTAATCTCCGGCAACCGCATCGCATCGGCCAGCAGATCGGCGGGAGTGGGGTTGGGGATGGCGAGGGTGGCTTGGTGCAGGTCAGCGCGGATGTATTCTGCACAGTGGTCGTAGCGTAACTCGCTGGCGTCGTGCGGCATCCAACCACCTTCAGTATCCGCCCAAATCCGTTCCGGCGCGTCCATCACGCACCCCCTTTCAGCTTGGCTAGGGCGGTACGGGCGATCATGTTTCCGTCGCTGTTTCCGTATAGGTCGCCATTGCCAAGCCGTGCCAACTTCTCCAGCGCCTCTACCAGCGCCCGCACCTCCTCCAGCGCCAGCGCATCGGCCAGCAACTGCTCGTGCGCGGCACAAGTCGCAACAAGTTGCTCAATGCGGTCGGCGGCTTCATGGATATCGGTAGCACGGATGACTGCCGTATCCCGCAGACGTGCAATCAGTACAGCATCCGTAGAAGGTGTATTGCTAAGTTCATTAATGCTCATTCAATGGCACTCCTTGTTGCTCTATTTCTCTTACATAGGCTCTTTGTGGTTATTTGTCAATGATTCTGTAGGAATAAATTCCTTACACCTACTTGAGAAGTCAGACACAGCAATAGGTGCATCATCACTACCCCACCACTTCTCTGCATCCTTACGTACTTTCTCTGTAAGCTGTCTGTAGCAATCATCATTAGAACAATCTGCTTTACAGAAGGTCATGTCCTTGTAGCAAACCATCTTTAGCCCCACCTTTCTTACTGTGTCATTTATACCACACAAAGATTTACTTGTGTTGTACCCCTTGAATAGTCAGGAGTGAAGTCCATTTATCTTTAGGGTTTGCCCCACCCTGAATATCCCCACTAAGGATGATCATTACCTCTGTCTAAATAAGATACTCATTACTGTTACAGGAATAGATACCTTCATAGTAGTAGGAGAAGTAGGGCTCCTTAAGACAGTCAAGATACTCTATAAGGTCAAAGTAGTCATACAGAGTATCTTGTTCATTTACTTCATCAAATGAAGTCTTCTGTGTCATCTTCATAATAGTATTCATAAAGATGGGACTCATCATCATATTCCGATTCTTTATTGCATTCACTACACAGGACTTGTCCTTGATCAAGGATAATCAAAGAGTTTGGTACTTCCTTACCACAATAATCACATTTTGTTGTGGCTTCATTAGGAAACATGTTTCAGTTCCTTTTCTTCCATAGACCACCCCCAAGGAGTTTCCTCACCATAAAAATCTACAGTGTAGGAGCGCATACCACCTATTTCTACTACTTCCAGAACTATGCCATTTCTACCTTCAGTAACACAATATTTAGCTACGGAAACTACCTCGTCACCAACTTTAAACATGTTTCAGTTCCTCCTCCTTACAGGGATAAACATTATCATTCTTGTCACCCCCTTCAGGGACTTCATCAAACTCTACATGAATAAAGACATTACCGAATGTAACCACCTTCCCTTCAAAACCAACCAAAGTTGGATAGCCTTGGTCCACTTCACTACATATTTCATAACGTACTTTGTCACCTACCTTGAATTTAGTTGTTTCTTTGATCATTCTTCAGGCTCCATATAGATAGGGTAGTAAGCACTCAATGTCCTAGCATTGTAGTCTACTACCGATTGCAATTCATGCTGAAAGACTTCAGCTTCTTGTGGTACTAAGTTCCTGAACTTGATTTCTATCATCTGTTCAAGTTGTCTTACGTAGTTCTGTGCTGGTACGAATAGGGTCATATAGGAGGTCAATGTAGATAACCCCTATTTCTTCCTTGGTAACTGATTCGCAGTTTAACATGTTTATACAGCATGTCAATGGCTTCCTCATCAGACAGTTCATATACATCAATCAACCAGTCATAGAAGGTAGTCAGGTCAATCTCATCAGCTTGTTCGGGGAGGCTATCTAGGATGCTCTCGGAGAAGGAAGCCCATTCTTCTCCTACTTCGTCTAGTTCGTATTCTTCCTCCATCTTAGCCCCTCACTTTATCCCAAAAGAGTTCTGTTGCTTTTTCCTCAAGGTCTCTCAGTTGACTTTCATTGAAAATCAAGAGTACCCCTTCATCATCGTAACCCTCAAAGATGAAGTCTGGGTCAGTGGTGTTAGTCCACCATCGCGCGCCTGTATTCCACTCTTCATACCATTCACCTGTGGCGGGGGTTGTTATACAGGCTTCTACTTCATATTCAGTTCCTTGAATATCAAGGCTGACCACAACAAAGATAGGGCCTTCAATGTCCTGTCTGTAAGGACTCTTTGTCCACATAGCCATGTTACTTATCCTCTATTTAACTTCCAAGACTTTACTGGAATTTGCTTTAGTGAATATCAGTCACTTTAGTGACGTAGAAACAAATCCATGCTTTCTTCTGAAGGTCATACATAGGGACAATCCCTTTTGACCGCATGTCTTGACCTTGCTTGTAGCCACGCTCAGAACCTACAATGTGACTGACAGGCTTGAACAATCCTGTTACTTTTCTCAATGAGCCGTCTACCTTAACAAAAGTAACAGAAGCAAATTTTGTGCCTTTATCTTCTACGAACTTATACACATCTTCAGGGTTAAGGAAATCAATCACGTCAGTCATCTTGTTTGTCCTTTGCTTTTGCCTATATTCTATTTACTTCAGAAAGCATGATTCGTCAAGCAGATAATCAATACTCCTCTGCTTCCTCCCGAGTAAGAAAGAAATGGATACCGTTAGTGCATTCTGCCCGAATGTCGGGGTCATACTTGTCAGGGTACACAGTTTTACCGACTTCATAGGTGGTCTTACTATCGTGTTTAGAGATGCCTTCCCCATCAACTACAACCACATACTCAGCACGACATTTGCGACCAACAGGAGTAGCTGTTCTTTCAGCTTCAGCGGGGATGAGAAGAGTTACGATTTTTTCACCTTGCAGTTTCTTGAACCCATAAAGGGGAAACCCTTTAGGAGTAATCTGAAACTTAGGAAGTTTGGCACCAGAGAGATTGGCACGAGAGATGTCGGCACCAGAGAGATTGGCACGAGAGATGTCGGCACCAGAAAGATTGGCACCAGAAAGATTGGCACGAGAGAGGTTGGCATCAGAGAGGTTGGCACGAAAGATGTCGGCATAAGAAAGATTGGCACGAGAGATGTCGGCACGAGAGATGTCGGCACCAGAGAGGTTGGCAACAAAGAGATTGGTATTAGAGAGATTGGCACCAGAAAGATTGGCACCAGAAAGATTGGCACGAGAGATGTCGGCATAAGAAAGATTGGCACGAGAGATGTCGGCACCAGAAAGATCGGCACCAGAAAGATTGGCACGAGAGAGATTGGCACCAGAAAGATTGGCACGAGAGAGATTGGCACCAGAAAGATTGGCACCAAAGAGATTGGCACCAGAAAGATTGGCACCAGAAAGATTGGCACCAGAAAGATTGGCACGAGAGAGATTGGCACGAGAGAGGTTGGCATCAGAGAGGTTGGCACGAAAGATGTCGGCATAAGAAAGATTGGCATGAGAGATGTCGGCACCAGAGAGATTGGCACCAGAAAGATTGGCACGAACCCCTCCTACTCCTCCCTTCAACCATTTAGCATGTAGGTTAAGGATATTCTTGATTTCTTCTTTCGTAATCATTCTATGTCACTCCGTTTGTTGTAAACCTTAAAAACCACGACGGATGAGGTCAAGGGCGGTTGGGATGCTCTTCTTGATACCCTCAATAGCGTCAAGAATAGTCTTAATTTCAGTCAAGTTAGTCTTTGGTTTATTGTAAGAATCACCCACCACGAGACGCTGTACTTTGCGTAGCCATTCATTGTGACTATTTGCAGACCAATTATTTCCCTCATAGTCAAAAGAACAACCATCTGTATGATTATATGGGCAAAGAAGGTCATGCATACGTTGTGCAGTTGCCTTAAGTGGTTCAAGTTTCTCAGCTTCTTCCTTCCGCTTAAGAGCCTCTACCTTATCACGGGTGGACTGCATAAGTTTTTGCTGGTCAGCTAGTTGTGCTTCTAGAAGTTTCAACTCTTCGTTCATTTCAGTTCCTTTATCTTCGTTGCACTCTGTTTAGACTGATTCGTTGTGGTTGTCAACAGGAAAATTAAGGTTATCCTTGTGCCACTGAAAACCCTGAACAATTCGCCTATAGGGGTGAGCATTTCCCCTAGTACCCCCTGAGCATTTCCCTCGGTGGGGTAGTTGAGCTCAAACACGACTCGTTCAATCGTGTTGTGACCTTGGTCACTAGGGCAGCAAAGCTGCTAGCGGTATCACGACTCGTTCAATCGTGTTAGCGGAAAGCTTGAGTAAGCATACTTCCCCAAGCCAGCTTGCTGGCGACAGATGTCTTTTAGATATACCTTCCCGTTTTTTGCGAACGCTGTATGCGCCCCCGCCCGATCAAGTCGGGTTCATACCTGCATAAATAGACCGATTCGCTATCAGGGTCAAGCCTGTTTCATCATGATCACGTTTTTGTGAAGTATGTTACAGGGGCTTGCCAAGCTTGGCGAATCACGTCATAAAGGGTCTATCGGAAAGGTTGACGTGGCACTAGCCCCTGACCCTGACCCCGATAGACCTGACCCGTTCCCCTTGGGAAAGCAGTTGTTAGGCATAGGCGCGCAACATGTGAGTGTTGAAGGAACGCGACCTAGCAGACTAAGGCAAGTTAAGGCAAGCTTTAGTCAAGACAGGCAGCCCCTGTTTTCATGCCGATTCAATCCCGAGTCGGTATCAATTAAGGGGAACAAAAATGAAAACCTATACTGTTACGTATCATGACTCTTCTGATGCCCTCTGCACTGAAGAGAAAATCAGGGCAAAATCTGCCAAGGACGCGATTAATGTTTTGGCGAAAGAGATTGATTTTTTCAACTGCTACAAATTCAGTGTTTACCACAACGGAAAGGCGATTATTGAATCTGAATTTGATAAAAGTTAATCAAGACAGATAGCAGGTCAAAAGCTTGCTATTCTCTGGATTAACCTAAGGAGTCTACAATGGACGTTAAACACTTTTTGGCAATCATGGAAGTTGCCAATGATCCTAAAAGCTATGCCGACTCGCTCATCTTGGTTCACACTGATACTCACACTGTTTTTGGGCCCTATTTTGGGGAGACCTCACAGTGTGCCGCCTATGATAAGGCAATCAAAACTGGCCGCCCGTTCATTTTCCAGACTTGGGCGCATAAAGGTTAATATATCAAGAGTCCATCCTATCAAGGATGGATTCCTATGTATCAATCAAAGGAGTCCTAAAATGGACAATCGCACCAACCTTCAGGACTTGTTTGACCATGCCCGAGTCCACTTCCTCACTGACAATTGGAAAAGGACCACAAACAAGGCCGTTGAGTACATCCTCGATTATCTGGAGCCTGACGGCTTTGCCAGTGCAAGGGAGCTTGTACAGCACCTTGAATCGGCATCCTGTGCCAATGGTTCATGGGGCCAAGATACTATCTACACCGACAAGATTCTTGCCTTGCTGGCTGATAGGGGTTGGCAAGACGCTATCAATTTGGTTTTGGAAGAATACCAAGACGCAACAGGCGAACAACCAAGCTTTGAGACACTGAACCTTGAATCCTTGGTTTTGTTTGCCGTTGACTGGTATACAGGTGAAATTGCATCTTATATTAGGTCACATGACAAGGTGTACACTGTCGCCCTGTACAAGGATGAGCCTTGGCAAGAGAAGCATTCTTTCTTGTTTGAAAGTGATGCTGAAGCTTTCTTGGAAAAGCAAAAGGCAGCTTGGCTTAAGATTGAATTGGGCCACAATCCAGCCCCTATTAGGAAGGGTGAAAAAATAGACCTGGAGGATTACTTCTCAATGTCAATCGAGTCCCTCTAATCAACCCCATGATCTTGAAAGGATCAAAACTATGAATACCCAAGAAAACCACGGTAACAATGGTTCCATCTATCGCTTGGCGCTGCATGGTAAACAGACCGTCAATAAATTCTTCGGGCCTATCATGACCCTACAGGATGCACGAAAGGCTCAAGCTATGCTTAGGATCAAGGGGCATGACGTGCTAGTCTGTAACCTAAACACTCTGGCGGAAAGGGTCTAAGGATATGTTCCCCATTAAATCTGATAAGCGTTACACAATAACCTTGGAGTATTGCGGCTATGAAAAGCCTAAATATGTTCTGCGATTCTGTGATGACTGGGTTGATTGTTTCACCTTCAAATCGGCAGCTATTGTTAGGGCTGTAGGTGAGAAGGCAAGACGTGACGGAGCTTTAACTTTTGTGGAAAAGGTCTAAGGATATGCAACTCGTATATGGCGTAGTATACTTGCCGAATGACGCGGAAGGCACGCAATGGCAAGAGTTGACTGAATTGCAATTCCTTGACCTTCTCAAGAGCCACAAGAAAAGGGGCTTTACTGTGAACATGGACTATGAATCCTTCACCGTCTCACAAAATGGGAGCTCCGCTAAAAGACTGACAATTTATGATGATTGGGGCATTTATTATGGATAAAAAAGGGGTATCAAAAATGTGGGAAGTTATTGTCTCCCTTGAATCCGGCAAAGGTTACTCACGGCTTGAATACAGAGGCCGGATGCAATGGGGTAAAAGGACAGCCACAAAACACGCAAGAGAGTTTAAAGCCAATCACATGTGGGATGCATGGATTCAGGAGGTAGAATGAAACTCTGGCTCTCAGACTTTTCCGCAACTGTCCTTTTTGTTGTGGCTTGCTATCTGTTGTCAATCTTGGCCTATGGCCTTACTTATTGAGGGGAATAATCCAATGCTCACTGAAGAACAATTCAAAGCCGCAATGATCCGTATAAGGGATGAATACAAGCATCATCAGGGAGACATGAATAAGAACATTCGGTACCAAGAAAATCTCGGTTGGGCTGTTGGCCTCAATGATTCCTTGGCCTTGCTGACTGGCAAGCCTTATATTGCCTGTGACGCTTGGCTTAATGGTAAAGGCAACCCTGACCTATTACTTAACTATCAAGAGGGAACGTCTTTGGTCCAGTTGTACTGACACTCAATGGCAGGCCCTACAGGATGTCACTTGTGGAGCCTGCTACCCTTACCTAGTCAAGTATCAATGTACCTATCTAGCAGCCTTCCTATGGCCTGTACGTGGCTAGTATTCCCCAAGCTAGACAGGCTTTGTTTTATGGCTGTACCATGATAGATAATAAGTATATTTACTAACATGTTAAGTATATTTACATGAGGTATAAGTGTGATGATGGGCAGTGTTGATAGGGTAAGGGGGTTTACTAAGAGGGTTGCCGAATCACCCCCCTAGCTCAAAATTTATTAATCTGTACTTGTCAAGATGTATTTATATTCAAGTACTTATTCAATTATCTTAATGTGTCCTAACTGGACTTATCATGATGCATGATCTGGACTTATAAGGGTTGGGCTAGGCCATGATGGAAAGTAGTTTAATGTTAAACTATCATGATGGATAGACCGGGGCGGGATAGTTTAGCATTGAACGACTTTGTCGTGAGAGCCGCTTGCGGCAACTATCTTGGGACCCTAGAATTTATACGGGAGGGTTTTCAATGGACCTGCTAACCATGATGGAATCCAAAAGAAAAATTTACAAGTAATAACAAGGCCACACTAGAATCCAAAAGAAAAATTCCTGACCCTGCTTTCCTAATAACTCATTGATTGCCTTGCCAAATTTTATAAAAAAGAAAATTTCCACATTCATACCAGTTCCCATGATGGAACACCCCCTACCTTATTGGAAGCTTACATGATGGACCATCTATGATGATAATACCACAAAAAGAAGAATAATGCAAAATAGTGAAAATAATTTCAACTTAGCCCCTTGACATTTCTCATCACCAACATTATATACTTATAAAGTTGGTTCCCCCAATAATATCCCCATATAAGATAGTAGATAAAGAGAGTACCTGTACAGATTGTACTACCAGAATGTACATCAAGAATGGTACTGATACAGATTGTACTAAGAAGTTCCCCATAGAAGGATAGTGCCTTTAAGGGTATCTGTACTTAAAGGACTATAAACTACTATAGAGATATACTCTAATCCTTAAATGTACAGAATACCTAAAAGCACAGAATACCTAAAAGTATAGTACCGATACGGATACCCCTTGAAAGTAAGACTGCAGACTATTACCTATGATGGATACTGATAATCCATACAAGGAACAAGTCTATGGTAGTTGAGAAGTACAGAGGATTTTCTTATAGAGAGTTGGATAAGAAATTCTCTTATGATCCTGTCAAGGGTATTTTTCATAGTAAGAAAACAGGAAAGCTTCTAGACTCTACTAAGGGTGGGAAGATGTATCTAGGGATCAGGATAGGGGATGAAGTATTTGCCCTACAACCTGCTAGAGTAGCCTATATCCTTAGTAAGAAGTATTTCCTTAAGCCTGATGAAGTAATCAAGTTCAAGGATGGGGATTGTCTTAATCATGTTCTGAGTAATCTTCTTGTGGTCAAGAAAGTAGAGAAGGCTCTTTCCGCTAGGGATATTGAAAGACCCAAAGCTATTCCTACTGATACAGATGGTATTTCTAGGATCATGCCTATGGGCTACTATGCTGTACGTAGAGGGCCTAAGCAATCTGTCTATAGGACTGATAGCTATGAAGAGGCTGTAGCTATTCGTAAAGAGTGGGAACAGGATAAGACCATTCATAGATGGGATAAGACTATGCCTATTATGTTCAGAGGTGAATAGCAATAGTATAGGTTTGCTAAAGAAGTTGATTTGTAATACTATAGATTGGTTTTTGTGGTTATTTGGAGTATTTCAGGGGTAAATGAAAATAATTTGGCTATTTGTGGTATTTTTATCACTTTACCCCTTGACATTTCACATCACCAACATTATATCCAATAAACAAAGGCAAAAGATCGTATTTCCCCACAAATTCATGTATCATGGAAGTGTTACGGATTGAGCCTTTGTACTTTTATCTAATCAGGGATTATCTCGCATGTTAGATGCGCAATAATCAATGAACGTATAGATTACTAAAGAAAATAGGGTAATCTATCAAAAATATCAACATTCGTTGTGTTGACTAATTCTTTTTGTGGCTGACTTAAATGCCTTTGCCACTAACGAAAGCCGCTGATCGGTTATAAGACATGCGACCACGGGCGTGTGAAACTGCGGCACTTGGGACAATTCAGGTTGACCCCAGTTATTCTGGTGGTCCGGTGGTTGGTGGTTATCCCGCAGACTATGACGATAGTCTAAAACCATACTCTTTACATGAGTTGAACGCCTGAGAGGACGGGCACCTGACTGTAAATCAGACGCGGAAACGCAGATAGGTTCGAACCCTATTCAACTCACCAAATATACCTGATTAGCCCTTGAAGCATTTAACGGATGATGTTTGGTTTTGTAGTCCAAGGAAATCGGTTCGATTCCGGACAAGGGCACCAAGTTATGTTTACCACTTTAAATTAGTACAAAATACAGTACTAAATCTACTCAAAAATACTAAAATGTAAAGGTATTTAACATGTTCAAGTCTTTTGCTATGTCCCTTGCACGCCATGCCCTTACCGCTGGTGGTGCTATTCTTGTGGCTAAGGGTTTCACCGATGCTTCTGGTGCCAATGAACTTGTTGGTGCTGGTACTGTTGCTGTAGGTCTTGTGTGGTCCTACCTTGAAAAGCACTATGCTTTCCTTAAAGCCTAATCTTTATTAATAAGAGATACCCATAATGCCTGAAGCCCTTAAACACCGACTTGAAATTGCTACCGCTATCCGTAGGCAAATCGGTTCTGGGGTGGCTATGAAGGTTATCCTAGACTATATCCAGCAATTCAAAGATGCCCCTACTTCCATGAATGGTCTGTACCGAACCTATCGGGCTGACATTGCGGATGCTAGGGCTAATCTCCAAGAAGAGATGGGTTCTGTGGTTATCAATGCCGCCAAGGGTGGTGACTGGAAAGCCGCTGAATTGGTCCTCCGCTCTAAAGCAGGTTGGTCCCCTACTCAGACTATCGTTGAAGCCGAACCAGAAGATGAATCCTCTGATACTGGTGCTATTGATGATTTGATTGCACTTCTTGGGATTAAGAAATCTAATGAAAAGTAAATCTTGTCGGGTCTGTGAAGAAACAAAACCTATTGAGGAGTTTGTTAAAAGACCTGATAGGGAGAATGCTTACAGGAATGTCTGCAAAGATTGCCACAGACAGTATGTGCGAGACTATTACCACAACAATAAAGAGTCTAGGTCCGCCTACAATAAGTCTTGGCGGGAAAACAACCAAGACAAGGTAAAAAGCAAAAGTAAGACTTACTACCAAGATAACAAAGATAGTATTCTATCCTACGCTAGAGACTGGCGTTATGGTAATAAGGATAAGATGACTAGTTATGGAGCAACCCGCAGGTCTTCAAAATTGCAAGCTTGTCCTAGTTGGCTTTCCGACTTTCAAAAAGCAGAAATTGAGTCTATTTATAACCTCGCAAAAGATTGCTCAATTGTTTCAGGGCAAATCTATCACGTAGACCATATTGTTCCTCTTCGTGGAAAGAGTGTTTGTGGCTTGCATGTTCCGTGGAATTTGCAGGTTCTGCCTTCTGACATTAACCTAAGTAAGAATAATAGTTACAATGGCTGGTAAAAACGGACTTCCACTACATGCAGATGACTTAAGGTCCATGAGTAGGGACGTGGCTGAAGTTCTTGGCCAGCTTGACCCCAAGAAAGCAGAAGAACTCCGTTACACTTGGCCCTTTTGGGCTAGAGAGAACCAAATGCCCCCTAAAGGTGACTGGAATGTTCACTTTATTAACGCGGGCAGGGGTTACGGAAAAACGCGCTGCGGAGTTGAGCAGTGTCGGGAGTGGGTCAAACAGGGTGTAAAGCGTCTTGCTATCATCGCTGCCACGAACAGCGATATTGAAAGAACGATGATCCGTGGTGAAAGTGGATTTCTTAATTGCTGTTGGTCTGGGGATAAGACTCACCGTGGAGTGCATCTTGGGCTTCCAGAGTGGTCCCCCACTAAACGCACTCTGACTTGGGCTAATGGGGCGCAGGCACAAGCCTTTAGTGCTGAAGAACCAGAACGTCTTCGCGGACCACAGTTTGAAAAGGCTTGGTGTGACGAACTAGCTGCATGGAACCGGGATAGAGATACTTGGGATATGCTTAGTTTCACCCTCCGCTTAGGTAAGAAACCACAGGTTATAGTGACCACCACACCACGTCCAACCAAGTTGGTTAGGGACATTATTAAAAACCCTAAGACCATTGTTACAAGTGGCTCTACTTTCGACAACGCTGCTAACCTAGCCGCTACTTATATTGAAACTGTCAGAAACCAGTATGAAGGCACTCGCCTAGGTCGTCAAGAACTCTATGCTGAAATCCTCGATGAAGCCTCTGGGGCTTTGTGGAATAGGGTTATCCTTGAACAATGCTCTATAGATGTTAAAGACGTTGTAGAGTACGCCAATACCCTTTCTAGGGTTGTTGTGGCTGTAGACCCTGCTGTTACTGCCAATGCCGAGTCAGACATGACGGGTATTATTGTAGCAGGTATTGATATTAATGGTACTTGTACTATCCTAGAGGATGCTACAGACCGTTATACCCCTGAAGGCTGGGCTACTAAAGCCGTTGAACTCTATGACAAGTATTCTGCTGACCGTATTGTGGCAGAACGAAATCAGGGTGGTGAAATGGTTAGACATACCCTCCAAACTGTCAATGATACTATCCCTATCCGTCTTGTACATGCTTCCCGTGGTAAATATGCTCGTGCTGAACCTGTTTCAGCCCTTTATGAACGAAATAAAGTAAAGCATGTTAAAGGTCTTGACCAACTAGAGGATCAAATGGTCCAATGGGAGCCGCTAGGTTCTATTGGTTCTCCTGATAGACTTGACGCGATGGTCTGGGCAGTGACGGACCTAGCATTGAAGGGTGTAGCTAAACCCACTCTTAACCTTGCATATTCAGATGCAAAAGGACTCCTTAATAGAGATTGAGGATAAATCAGACAAAATCCAAGACAAAGGTTTAAGGTATGCTCAGTATTACTCATAAATTAGGGGATACCTTGTCCATCTCTTGTACTTGGACTGATTCCACTGGACTTCCTATGGACCTTGCAGGCTATACTATTGCTTGTCAGGTTAGGGATAGTACGTATACGGACTTTGTAGATAACCTCACTACTTCTGTTGTATCTGCACCCGCTGGTACTTTCGTTATTTCTGCTAGTGCTAGTGCAACTGCTTTGTGGCCTTTGACCTCTGGTCAATACAATAGAACCTATTGCGATGTACAATTTTCTAAGAACGGGGTAGTTACTTCCTCTGATACCTTTGAAGTTATTGTTGTCAAGGATATTACTCAATGACCCTAAGTATTACTAATGAAACGAATAGCATTTCTTTGAATACGAATGCTACTGGTTGGGTTATTGATGACCTTGCTTTTCCTAATCGTGCTGCCTTTGTTACTTGGAATGCTACTGCCACAAAAGCCGTAGGTCTTAATGTTACTGTAGAGGGCTGCACTTCTCGTTATATTGGTACTGGTACTGCAATCAGTGACCTTCCGGGTTGGGTTACGAATACCCCTTACTATAAGTCCCGTACCGAACTGACTGCGGCTACTGTACAAGGTGACGTAAACTACATCCAGATCAAAGACCGCTTCTATATCCGTGATACTTCTGGTACTGCCATTACCTCTAATGCTGGCGCTGTTAAATGGTCCCCTGTAGTCAATGCTAGCCCTGTAGATTGGGGTGGTGTGGCTAATGCCACAGACAATACGACTGCCCTTGTAGCATGGGCCTCATGGCTTGCTACGGCCACTGTTGCCCTTGAGGGTTTCCTGCCTTCTGGTGAGTGGAAATACACGACTCCCCTCTCCTTCTCTGGTGTGCGTTCTAGGGTTATTCGTGGTGTTGGTGGTAACATCATTGGTAATGGTTCTAGGCTTTCCTATACAGGGACTAACTCTGACCCCTCTATTGTAGGTTCTTTCTCTGTTACTTCCTGCCTGCACTATGAATTTCAGAATATCTGCTTTATCCAAAGAGGTACGGGGACCAGTTATCACGTTGCAGTTAATGCTAGTGTCTCCCCTGCACTCTCTTCCCACTTCATCAAGTTCCGTCAGTGTACCTTTATGGACGCTACTGGCGCTACTATGGGTTATGGTGGGGTTCTCGCTTCTTCCTCCAAGTTCGTAGAATTTGATAGCTGCCAATTCAACTACATCACACAAGATTATGGTCTTATTTGTGGTGAAGATAATAATAACACCATCATTTCCGGTCAACTTGCTCTTTCCACTGTAAAGAATTGCTTGTTCCTCAATGATATTGGTCTTTATCGCGTGGTTGACCTTGTTATTGAGAATTGTGGTTTTGAGACTAAGGCCAAAGATGGTGGTTCGGGTTGTATTGTTCCTTTGGGGGAACTCCGTTCTAGTAACATCACTATCCGTAATAACTCGTTTATTGATGATGGTGCCAAGACTGAAACTAGGGCTGCTATTACTACCTCGTCTTATGCAGGTACAGTAACTCTTGCCGCTGGTGCTGGTTGGATCATTGATGGGAACCAATTCCGCAATAGGAAAACTGGTATCCATGTCAAGGGTGGTTGCCGTATCTCTTCTAATGCTTTCATGCAGCGTACTACCCCTACACCCTCAGTTGGTATCCGTCTTGATTCTGCTCTTACTGCTGTAGATATTGTCCAGATTGATGCTTCCAATGACTTCTCTATGGCTATTCTTAATGGGAAAACTCCTATTGAGGATAACCGTAGTGTAAAGTTTGCTACCTATAGAGCCTTTGCTACTCGTGCTATGGCTGTGGCCTATATTGCTGCTAATACTCCTACTATTGGTACTGTAGTGTCCTTTGCTGGGGTATCTGTACGTTATATCGGGTCTGGTACTGTCATTAGTGATATGCCGGGTTATGTCCCTGAAGGTGGTGTGGCTTATCCTGACCACTATGCAGACAATACTACCCCCGGCACTACCGATATGACGACTGCCCTGCAATCGGCTGTCACTAATAATCGAGTTGTAAGGGGCCTTCCGGGTTCTACTTACTTGGTTAAGGGTGTTTGCACTATTGCTACTGATGGTGCAGATATTGATTTTCGTGGTTGTACTGTTACTGCTACGGGTTGGGATGTTGGGGATGCTATTCAATCCTTCCCTACTGGCCTATTCAATGTGCAAGGTACTCTTGGTCGTGCTGGGTTGATGACGGGTTCCGCTGCGGCTGGTGCCACTACCATTACTCTCGCCACTCCTGTAACTGCCGTTGCCCCCGGTGATGGTCTTTACATGATTGGGGCCAATACTCAGTGGTACACTGAAGGCTCAACTGTTGTTCCTTATTCTTTTGTGACTTCGGTTGTTTCTATTAGTGGCACTACGGTTACTCTTGCAGAACCGCTTCCCTTTGCTTTTAACTCTGCTACGGGTAACGTCACTGTTACTACATGGAAGGGTCTTAAGGGTGTTTCTGTAAGGCTTGGTACTGTTATTGGGCCGGGTTATGTACGTGCTAGGGCCAATGGTGCTGGTGAACACGCCCTTACTGCAATCTATTGCCGTGATGTTACCCTTACTGCTGAACATATTGAGGGCTTCCAAGGTCACTCAATCTACTCTCAAAGATGCTTGGGTGTAATTCAGGGTGGTCATGTTCAAGGTTGGCCTGATACTTACAGTGCTACTTCTGTTGAAGGTGATAACTCTTTCTTTGCTGGTTTCTGGGCTATTGAATGTGCCCATGTACAAATTGCAGGGTCGGCTCATCGTACTAGGCATGGTATAGACGGAACACGCTCACGCGATGTATCCGTTACCACAAAAGTATGGGATACTCATCAGAGTGCTTATACTACTCACTGGGGTTGTACGGACTGGACCTTCTCTGGAATTCAATATAGAGGACTTCCTTCTACCCAAGGTGTTCTTTTGTGGCGTGGCTTTGATCTGCGGCTGCAAGATTCCGTGTTGGAAAGCACTGATACTTCCCCCGCCTTCTATGATGGTACTGGTGCTACAAGTGACTTGGGTCGCAATTACACTATCAGCAATACTACCCTTATTAGTGCTGGACCTGCCATGCAGATTAACGCATGGGTGGATAGTCTAAAAGCAAGTAACCTTAAAGTTAGTGGTGGTGGTTCGGCTGGAACTCCACCTGTCCAAATCAATACTCCTTACTTGAAAGATTTGGATTTCCAAGCTAGTACGGTTGATGCTGTATCCTCTAACTATGCCATTGACACTAATGCAAGTCCTGTGACTATTCGGGATTGGCGCATTAAGAACAATAACATTAACGGGTATGCTGTTCGTGCTGTAAGGGCTTATGCAGAAACTTCTCAAACTATGCTAGATTTTTCTGCTAACATGTTGCGTCCAACCGGGACTCCGGGGGACCACCTTACTGCAACTGGTACGTTCCTACATCTTGTCAATGGACCTAACCTCTGCGCAGATGGTAAAATCCATGCACCTGTAACGGAATGGTTCCCGGTATTGTCGGATGGTACTAATGACGCTACAATGGCTGCTGCCACAAAGGGTTGGTGGAGGCGTGAAGGACCACTTGTGTACTTCTCTGCTAGGGTGTCTATCTCTGCTATTGGGTCGGTATCTGGTGCTGTCCGTATCAAGGGTTTGCCGTTTACAGAATTGGTTACTCTCGGTAATGCTTCTGGCACTTTTGCTGTGGCTAACGCATCTGGCCTTGCAATTACGGCTGGTAACACTGTTACTGCCTTTATGGTTTCTAATACAAACTATATTCAACTTCAAGTTTTTTCTGCTACGACTGGGACTTCTAGTATGACCGCAACCCAATGGGGTAGTGCAGGGAGTCTAATGATCAGTGGATCATTCTTGGTAGCCTAACATAAACTAAAACAGGAATCTAAAAATGGTAGCTAATGCCGTAGACTTGTCTGCTGGTCTTGTTCGGGATTGGATTCCTGTTACACCCAGCGATTCTACTGACAATATGGGTCTTTCCTCTGAGAACCAACTTGTCGGTTTCTATGTTACAGTTGGTGGGGCGGTAGTCTTTACTGTAGATGGTACTGATCGTACAGTAACCTTCCCCTCCAACTTCTATGTGCCTTGTACCAATGTTACCCGTATTAAATCTACGGGTACTACTGCTACAGGTATTCACTCTCTGGTTATCTAAGGATTAAGTATATGCCCTCTCTTTCTCTAGGATTGTCCCTTAGAGGGCAGATGCTTACGGGGAAAAGTTTTAGTCCTACTTCTCTCTTTCTTGGTGGTGAGAAGGGTTTTATCTATGATGTTTCTAACAGAGACACCCTTTTCACTGATACCTCAGGGACCACAAAAGTAAGTGCCGCTGGGCAGGCTGTTGCTAGGGTCAATGATTTTTCCCCTAACTCTGCTAACCTCACTCAGGCTACAGGGGCTAGTATGCCTCTCTATCAAGTAGATGGTTCTGGTAGACCTTACCTATCTTTTGATGGTTCAAATGATTGGTTGCAATCTGGTACACTTGACTACTCTGCTGTATCTACGTTCTCGCTGATTATTGGACTTTATAAAGCAAGTGATGCTGCTGTTGCCTTCCCAGTGGAATTCGGAACGTCAACCACTACCGTTCCCGGCTTTGCTATTCGTGTACCACACGGGGCTGCTACAACGGTGTCTGCGGTCCACCGTGGGGCGACGTTTACTGTATTTTCTACTGTGGTAGATGTTGGTGCTGCTCCTAAGTCACTGGTGCTATCCATGACTTCCAACATGACTACGCCAAAACTTACATTCCGAACTAATGGTACTTCTGCGGCAGACGCCAACTCAAATCCTGGTGGAGGGGCGTATGGTTCGGCTGCACTGTATGTTGGTCGGCGAAATGGTGCCTCCAACCCCTTCTCTGGACGCATTTTTGGTATTATTGGTGTTGCTCGTATCCTGACTGCACAAGAGATTTTGATGTGTGAAACGTGGATGAACTCGCGTACAGGGGCCTTCTAATTAGCCTTAAAGGAACTTCTTATGAATAGACTGTCTGAAACGGCTAGTAAGATTGAATTGGGCGTTTCGGGCCAAAACACTTACTCTGGCTTGCCCTATGCAGATGAATTTCTTGTTGACCTTCGTGGTAATAAGGCAATTCAAAAATATCGTGAAATGCGTGACAATAATGCCACTATTGGGGCTGTCATGTATGCAGTTGAACAAACTCTCCGTGATGTAGAAATCAAAGTTGTTCCTGCTGATGATACCCAAGAAGCCAAAGACGCTGCTGACTTTATGAAGTCTGTCCTTGAGGATATGGACCATAGTCTTGATGACCATATTGCTGAAGCTCTTTCTTCTTTGACTTATGGGTTTTCGTGGTTTGAAACTGTCTATAAGGTTCGTGGTGGCGATGCTCGTTCTAGCAAAAAGAACAGCAAATACAATGATGGCAAGATTGGTATCAAGAAACTTGCTATTCGTGCCCCTTGGACTGTTTATCGTTTTGAAGTAGACCACAACAACGGCGAAATCCTTGGTATGCACCAAATGGTGTCTTGGGGTAAGTCTGCTATTTATATCCCTCTTGAAAAGAGTGTGTACTACCGAACCACAAGCCTGAACAATGACCCTTCTGGGCGTTCTGTTCTTCGTAATGCTTATGTGGCCTATACCTATTTAAATCGTATCCAGAGTTATGAAGCCATTGCCATTGAGCGTGAACTTCATGGTGTACCTATTGGACGTATGCCTGCTGAGTATCTTAGTGCAGATGCTACGGCGGATCAAGTTACTTTGCGTCAACAGTTTGAACGTATCCTTCGTGACTTGAAGAACAACGAACAAGGTTACGCACTTCTTCCTTCAGACCTTTATACTGATACAGATGGTAAGCCTACTAATCAACGTTTGATGGACGTAGAACTTATTACTGCCAATGGTACTCGTGCTATTGATACCAACCCTGTCATTCAACGTTATCAGCACGACATTGCCCGCAGTGTGATGGCTGAGTTTATGATGCTTGGTGGTGGTGCTACAGGCTCCTATGCCCTCTCCAAAACCAAGACTGACTTGTTCCTGCGTTCTATGGAAAGTTACATCAATAGCATCGTTGATACCCTTAATAAGCAGCTGGTTGAATCACTTTGGAAACTAAATGGTTTCTCTTGGGATACCCTTCCTAAGTTGGTTGCTGGTGATGTTGCGCCACATGACCTTAAAGAATTGGCTTCCTTCCTTCGTAATCTTAATGGTGCTGATATTAACGTTGCTGATCAGATTGACGCTGTTGAAGAACTTATGCACATCGCTGAATTGCCCTTCAATAAGGAAGAATACATTAAGGACCGTGAAAAACAAAAGGCTGATGAAGAAAAAGCCCTTACGCAACTTAAGACACCTAAGAAGATTTTTCCGGGAGCCGCAGGCTAATGAGTAAGTATGAAATTCAAGGTAAAATCCTCAAAGCCGATGATGCACAGCGACTAGTTTTTGGTTGGGCAAGTGTAATTACTGAGAACGGTATTCCTGTAGTAGATACTCAGGGTGATGTTATCAAAGCAGATACCCTTATGAAAGCAGCAACAGAGTTTATGTTGTCAGCTAGGGTAACTAAAGAAATGCATAATGGTGGAAAGATTGGAGAGTTTGTACACTCTTTCCCTATTACTAAAGAACTTTGTACTGCATTGGGTATTCAGTGCGACAAGGAAGGCTGGATTGTGGCGTGTAAGGTCTATGATGATAGTGTTTGGGCCAAAGTCAAGTCTGGTGAACTGAAAGCCTTCTCCATTGGTGGACGGGCTAAGAGGGAGAAAATCCAATGAATGAACTCCTAGACCTGCAACTGGACGAAGTGTCGCTCGTGGATTCTCCCGCGAACAAATCGGCTACTGTCGCCCTCTTCAAACGAGATGATACAATGACTGATGAAACTAAGCAAGAAGAGTTGGAGAAGGCCAAAAGCCATGACCCTGCTACTGAAGTGGAAACCCCTGAAGAGGATGCCACGGATACCATGACTGAGGCTGAAGAAGCCAAACCCAAAAAGAAAAAGCCTGTCGCTAAGAGTGGTCGTGAGATTGAACTTGAAGCAGAGGTTGAACGTCTTACGAAAGCACTTGAAGAAAAGGCTCAAGAAGAAGTCACCAAGGCTGATGAGATGATTGATTTTGGTGGTGAGATGATTGCTAAAAGTGCAATCCCTGCCCCTGTCCTTAAAAAACTAGAAGAGGTTCAAAAGGCTCAAGAAGCCCAAGACCTTCGTAAGCGCGCCGAAGAAGAACTCCCTAATTTCGCGGGGACTGCTGATCAGCGCGGTAAACTGCTGAAGTCCATTGGTAATGACGCTGACCTTCTGTCCCTTCTGAAGTCTGCTGATGCCGCTTTTGCTGGGCTTTTTAAAGAAGTTGGCAAAACGGATGCCGATACAGGTCTTTTGTCTGCTGATCAGAAACTTGATGCTCTCGTCAAGAATCGTCAGGAAGAAAAGAAAGAGGACTTCTATAAAGCATACGCTGCTGTGATCAAAACTGCCGAAGGTAAAGACCTTCTGCTTCAAACCTACAAGAAATAAGGAATAAAAAATTGGCATTTTCCGAAAACATGATGACTCGCAGCTATGTCACTAGCGCGGCTGTTTCTCAATTTCGTTTTATCGTTCTGACCTCCGGTCTGGCTGCTCATGTTGGTACGGCTGGTGTCCGTGCTGACGCTGTGTCCATTACCGATGCCGCTTCGGGTAAAGCCGTTGCTGGTGCCTATTCGGGCCGTGTGACCGTTACCGCTGGTGGCACTATCGCCAAGGGCGCTTCGGTTTCGTCTAACGCCTCTGGTCAGGCAATTACTGCTACCACGGGTCATATTATCCTTGGTACTGCCCTTGAGGATGCTGTTAGTGGTCAGGTCATGACTATTGACATCCGTCAAGATGGCACCGCTGCCTAAGACCCTCTAGTTTAGAACAAGGAATATAAAATATGGCTATGTTGACTCCGAGTGCAGTTCACGTTGATACCCCGCTTACTAACCTGACTATTGCTTACCTGCAAGATCAGAATGGTTTTATTGCGGATAAGGTTTTCCCTCGTGTGCCTGTTAGCAATAAGACTAACAAATACTACATCTATAACCGTGCTGACTTCAACCGTGTTGGTCAGGTTCAGCTTCGTGCCCCGCGTACTAAAGCCCCTGTGGTCGGTATGTCGCTGTCGTCGGATACCTACAGTGCTGACGTGTATTCGCTTGCCACCAATTTTGACTTTGAAACTCTGGCAAACGAAGATCAAGCACTGAATATCCGTGCCGCTGGCGCACAGATGCTTACCTACCAACTCCTGATTGACCGTGAAGTTCGTTGGGCCACCAAGTACTTCGCTGGTTCGATTTGGGGTACGGATTGGGCTGGTGTGTCGGGTTCCCCGTCTACGAACCAAGTCCGTCAATGGTCTGACTATACGAACTCTACTCCGATTCGTGACGTTACGTCCCTCATGCAGGCTATCCAACTGAAGTCGGGTGGTTTCAAGCCCAACGTCATGGTTGTCGGTAAGCAGGTTCGTGATATTCTGGTTAACCACCCGGATATTCTGGCACGTCTGAATGGTGGTGCTACCGTTACCAATACCGCTCTGATCACCGAAGCCAAGATTGCCGAAATCTTTGGTGTTGAAGAGTTCTTGGTTATGGAAACGGTCAAGAACACCGCTGCTGAAGGTGTCACGGAAGCTACTTCGTTTATTGGTGGTAAGTCGGTTGGCCTGTACTACCGTCCTCGTGCGGCTGGTCTGATGGTTCCCTCGGCTGGTTACACCTTCACTTGGAATGATGTTGCCAATAACTCCGGTTATGGTATCGACATTCGTTCGTATGTGGGTGACTTCCTGCGCGTTGAAGGCATTGCAGAACTGTTGGAAGCCAATCTGGCCTATGACCAAAAGGTCGTTTCGACTGATCTGGGTGGCTTTATTGCTACCGTTATTGCCTGATTAATAGGAGAAGGCAAATGTCCCGACACAATGTTGCCTTCTTCCAACAAAATCGCCCGCTGTTTGCTAAGGTTCCTTTCCAATCAGCGGGTACTTTTTGGAAGGCTGGAGAACGATATAATTGGGAATTTCTTCAAATCCCACTTGAAAAAGTTCATGCAGTCTTTCTTGGTGGCTTTGTTCACCATAATGCAGAGTTGGAAGAAGAAGTCGTTAAGAAAATCACTATTGGGGATGGCCTAGAAGAACTTTCTGTTGATCAGTTGAACGTTCTTGTGGCTAATATCAATGCTAAAGTGAAAGACAAGACTAAGGATAGTTCAGAGTTTATTGCTAAGAAATGTCCCTCAAGTAAAGTTAAAGATAAGCAGATTGGTCTTATTCGTCGTTGGCGTATGACCTATGGTGACATGGAATAAGAGAGGATACGGCTTTGAGTTGGACATACAATCCCAATGATTTGAATACCACAACAACTTCAGGCCGTATCAATACTGTTCGTCTATTGATTGGTGATAATGATAGTGTAGACCAAATCCTTCAAGATGAAGAAATTGTGTTTGCACTATCACAAACAAATGATAATGTCTACTATGCAGGCTCTTGGGCTTGTCATATGATTGCCTCTAAGTATTCTCGTTTGGTAGATACTAAACTAGAGGGTGCTGGTACTACAAATTATAGTGAACTTGCTAAACAGTTTATTACTATGAGTGAGCATTTGCTTGACTTGGGTAAGAGGACTAATGGTCGTTCTTTGGGTGCTTTTGCTGGTGGTATCAGTATTACGGATATGAATACTGTATCTCAAGATACCGATAGGGTTGATCCTTCCTTCCGAGTACAGCAATTCGATAATCAGAGGGCAGGAATCTATACCCCTGATTACTATGATGGCATCTAATACTTTCTCTACTGATTTCTTTATCAAGCAACATGGTAGACCCCTTACCCTTCGTAAGAGAACTACTGGAACCTATGATGTTTCTACAGGGACTGTAACCCAAGCCTATACAGACTATCAGGCTTACGGTTATTCATCTAAGACAGTGCCTTACGAATTGAGTGATAACTCAACTGTCCTGAATAGTAGAAACATCATCCTTACCAGTCATCAAATTGATGGTAGTAATCTTCCTATACCTAAAGTAACTGATCAAGTTATTGTAGACGGATATACTGTAGACGTTACTGATGTTAATGTGGTAAAGTCTAATGAAACCGTGATTTATTACACCCTAAAGACTAAGGGGTGATATTGTGGCTAAGTATACAAACATTGAGAAACTTCTTCAGAAAGTCAATAAAGACTTGGAAGATGTTAGAACAGAATTTTATAAGGGTCTAGCTACGAAACTCGTGGAAGCCTCTTATCATGCCACAGACACAGGGGCCTATATGGCTTCTCATAATATCGGTACAGATACCAAGAGGGCTGGGTATAAATCCAAAGAAGGTGATTTCAAGGCTAGGTTTGTAGACAAGGCTTCTGTGGCTGACCAAGCCCTGTCTAGGCTTCATGCGGAAGCAGAGGCAGTACCAGAGGGCGCAGAGAAGGTCTATATCTCTAACCGTTCTCCTCACGCCAAGGCTGTTGAAGAAGGGGGTCATAACTGGAAATACACTCAACCATTTTTCCCCTTCAAGATTATGCGTAGGGAAGCTGGCAGGATCATGGCTGATGTGGTGAAAGAAATCAAAGGTAGGTCACAATGACAATCATTAATGACATTCGTGCTTGCCTTGATAACCGTCTTGCTACCACCACGGGACTACCTGATATTGCCTTCCAGAATGTGCCCTACAACCAAGTAGCAGGAACGTCCTTCATACGGGCTGTATTAGCCCCTACAAGCACTAGGTTAGCTACTATGGGGGATACCCCCCAGCAACGCTATCAGGGCCTCTACAACCTGCTTATATGCACTCCTGAGGCTAAGGGGGCTGGGGTGGGGTATGACATTGCTGACACCCTTCTAGCTAGGTTCCCTGCCTCACAGGATTTGTCCTATAATGGACAGTATGTGACCATTGACTATTCTGAGGTTGGGGCAAGTTTCCTTGACTCTCCTTTCTACTGTACCCCAATCACAATCGGCTGGTATACCTACCATAGCTAATAAAGGAATAAAAAATTGGCATTTTCTCAAGGAAGTCGTGCTGGGCTGTCCCTTCAAGCGGAAACTACTTTTGGTACTGCACCTGCTACCCCTACTCTTTTGCAACTCCCCTATACCACTCACTCTCTTAACCTGACTAAAGACCGGGTTCAAGGTAACGACATTCTCCCTGACCGTATGCCCCGTGTAGACCGTCATGGTAACCGTAAGGTAGCAGGGGATATTGTGGTTGACCTTCGTAAGGCTGACTATGACGCACTTCTTGAAAGTGCCTTTATGTCTACCTTCTCTGCGAATGTCCTTAAGATTGGTACTACCCTTAAGTCTTTCCACATTGAAGATGCTGCTACGGACATTACTCAGTTCCGCCTCTTCAAGGGTATGTCGGTTGGTAGCCTTGCTGTCTCTATCAAACCTAATCAGATGGTCACTGGCACCTTCTCTATGGTAGGTAAGGACATGACTATCAGTGGCACTTCGTTTGATGCCACAAAGACTGTAGCCTCTGGGAATGCCCCTTTTGATGCTTACTCTGGCACCATGAAGATTGCTGATGCTGGTGGTTCTCTGGCTGCTGTAGCGACTATCACAGGCATTGACTTCTCTATTAACAACACCTTCAATCCCACTTTTGTGGTTGGGTCGTCTACGACTGCACAACTTGAGTATGGCACTGCTACTGTTGAAGGGACCATTACGGCATACTTTGAGGATGCCACCCTTATCAACCGTTTCATTAACGAGACTGAGACTGCCTTTGAAGTGTCTGTAGATGATCCTACGGGTGTTTCTGACTATACTTGGCTATTCCCCCGTGTCAAGGTCAATGGTGCAGATGTTCCGGTTGGTGGCCCTACCTCTCGTGTTATCACGCTTCCTTTTGTGGCGCTCTATGACACTACTGAAGCCACGAACGTGAAATTAACCCGTTCCGTCTAAAGTAATCCCCCTAACGGGGGTAGGGACGGGAATGATTGTGTCGGGCAGGATTTCCCGTCCCGGACTTACTCTCCCGACACTTTGAATTTTATTTTCTTCAAACCCTTGACATATGGAAAAACAACACCATTTATCTTTAGGGTTTGCCCCACCCTGAATATCCCCACTAAGGATGATCATTATCCTACTAGATATTCATATCCCCTACAGACTATAAACCTAGATTATTGTTTATAGACTATATATCTTAACTCTTAAGGACATACCCGACATGGCCGATCTTTCTCAGCTTGTACCTACTTCTGACATTATCACTGTACTTCTCAAGCATCCTGTAACGGATGAAATCCTTAAGAAGGATGATGGTACTGAAATGTCTATTACTGTTTATGCTACTCATACTAAAGAGTACAAAGCAGTTATCCATGAACAGACTAATAAACGTATCCAGAAAGCACAGAAGAATAAAAAGATTGTTTTCTCTGCTGAAGATATTGAAATTGCATCTGTTGAAGTTCTTGCTAAGACCACAAAAGAGTGGGATTTGCAATTCAACAAGAAGCCTATTAAGTTTTCTGTAGTAGAGGCTATTGACCTCTATCAGAAGTTTCCTTGGATTAAAGACCAAGTGACAGAAGCCCAAGAGGATTATACCTCTTTTTTGAAAGCCTAATCCTTGAACTAGAAGAATATGCAGAGTGGGATTTCAAACTAAGTTTACCAGATAAAGATGGTATCTCAGAAAGAACTCACTTAGAGGAAGTAGAAAAGCAGACCGGACATACACCAATACCTCTTCAAGGTCCAACCTTTCCTGAGTTGTTGGGATATGTCTGGTCTTTCTTTTTGGAACTGCATAGTTCTCGTGGTCAAGGGTATAGTGGACCTCTTCCACTAACATATCAAGAGATTGCCTCGTGGCAGTTCCTTACAGGGAATAATCTCTCCCCTTGGGAGATAGATGTGCTTAAAAGACTAGACAAGATATATGTGAGGGTTATCAATAATGGACCTAATTGAAATTGGATTGGGGATTGATTCCACACCTATCACGTCTGCAACTAAGAACTTGGATGGTCTTGGTGACGCTTGGGCTAGGGCAGTTTCAAAGATTGTTTCTGAAAATAAGCGTATGGAATCTGCCATAAAGGCGAGTGCTGAGGTTCAGGCTAAGGCAGAGGAAGCCGTCTCCCAGAGTGTAGAGACTAAAACACTTATAGCCATTGGTAAGAAGATTAAGTTAATGGAGGCTAGTAAAGACGCGGCCACCAGACAGGCTGCTGCTGAAATTAAAGCTATCCAAGATAAACAGAAAGCCGAGGATGCAGAACTAGCAGATTGGTTTGCACAGCAAAGACGTAAGTTGTCTATGATGGCTGAGAGCGAGAAGATGGCTCAACGTCAAGCGGCAGAAGAAGCTAGGCTTGCAGGTTCAGTCAACACTTATAACCAAGTCCTTCAACAATCTCAGGATAGGTCCAGACGTTTTAGTCTAGTTACTCAACAAGCTGGCTACCAGATGGGTGACTTCATTGTCCAAGTCCAATCCGGTACTAATGCTTTTGTGGCTTTTGGTCAACAGGCAACACAAATGGTTGGTTTCCTGCCTAACATGGCGGAAGAACTTGGGCTAGCATCTAGTGCCGCAGCAAAATGGATGCTTGGCCTATCTATTGCTATACCACTTATTACTGCTGTAGCTGCTGGTATAATGAGGACAAATAGCAGTTTTAATCTTGGAAAAGAAGTTACTGTCTCTTACTCTGATGTTATCAAAGGTCTTACCGAAGATATTAAGAAAAACCAAGAGGAATTTCTTAAGGCAAAATATGGGACGGATAACCAGAATGTAGCAGATGCCCGCAAAAATATCCAAGACTTCGCTAAAGAACTTGATGATATTAACAAGAAGTTGGCTGGTGGTCAAGTACAAAACTTTGGTACTGCTGTTGGAACTGGTCTAGCACAAGATACCTTGGCTCGTAGGAAAGTTGAACTAGAATCTATCTTGCAGCCGCTTCGTGACCAAGAAGAAGCCCAAAGGATGCTCAATGGTGGCTTGTCTGTTGCTGGTGGTCTGCAAAAGGCATGGTTGCTTAATCAACAAGAGAGTAAACGTACTCAAGAAGAACTTAATGGTCTTATTGATAATGCTTCTAAAAAGGCTGTTTTTGATGCTCAAGTAGACTTAAATAACAAAGCACAAGAAATTGTCCTGCAACAAAATATACTTCAATATGGTAAAGATTCTGTTCAAGTGGCAAATCAAAAAGCCAAGATGGCTGCTGACGCGGTTAGCCTTGCGCTTAGGGAGCAATTTGCTAAGGATGGTATTTCTAAAGCAGAACAGTCTATTATTGACCTTGCAAAACAACAAGCCTATCAATATGAAGTAAATGCCGGACTTATTGATAGGCAAACTCAAGGTGCGCAAAACCTCGCTTCTGCCATGAGGGACGTTTCCTCTGCTATGAAGGGCCTGCTTTCCTTTTCTGATGGGCTTGATAAGGCCCTTAATGAGGCAAATATTAAGGTTGACCTTCTTAAGAAGGGGGTCAAATCTTCTGTGGCAGGTACTGTCGCTAGTATGCAAGCCCAACTTGATCAGAAGATGGAGGCTGCTAATAAAGCAGGTATTAACCCCTCAATCTTGTCTGGAATGTTTGGTGGTGAACAAGCCAAGATAGATGCTTTGACTAAGAGCCTTTCTGAAGCAGAGAAACTTGCTGCTGCCCAAAGTAAGAGCGGTGGTGGCATGTCTGCTAGTACTGTCGAGAATAAACTTAAAGACCTGTACAAGTACCTTGACGCCACAAAACAAATAAACCAATACCTGATTGATGAAGAAGACATTGCTTTCAAGCAAAGGGAAGACCTCCTTAAATCCGCTCTTGATAAGAAGTTGATTACCCTTCAAGAGTATCAGACAATGGAAGTTGACCTTACTCGCCGTCACCAAGAAGAGTTGGCTAAGATTGAGGCCACAAGACAAAACACTCAGCTTCAAGATACCGCTACTTTCTTTGGTGGTCTTGCTGCTGTGGCACAAGCGGGCGGTGACAAAATGACCCGTGTTGCTAGGGTCTTTAGTGCCGCGCAAGCCTTGACAAACTCCTACCTTGCTTTCACTCAGGTTCTTGCTGACCCTTCTTTGGTTGGTAGACCCTTTGCTAGGTTCGGTATGGCCGCTTCTGCCCTTGCATCTGGCCTTCAGGCTGTTGCTGCTATCCGTGGTGGGGGTGGTTCTATCGGTAGTGTTGGTTCCGCTGGGGCGGCTGGATTGGCTTCTGCTGCACCACAACAAGTAATGATCCAAGGACTTAAACCCACGGACATTTTCACTGGTGAACAACTATCTACTCTCTTTGACAACCTTTATAAAGAGAATAGAAATCGTGGTATGGTATTTATGGTGCAAAGATGATTTATATCAATAATACCCCTACCTCTGATGATAGTCTGCCTATGGTCCTCTATAGCAATCTTTATGCTTCAGGGACCGTAACAGCCTCTACTTCTACTACTGACACTGTTGCTTCTAATGTTGCCACAGAAACAACTTATGACTATTGGCAAGCCACTACATTACCTGCTTGGGTAAAGGTTGATTGTGGTTCTGCACAGACTGTCAACAGCGTAGCTATCGTAGCCCATAACATCGGTTCTAGTGGTGCCACAGCCCTCATACAGTGGTCTACAGACGACATATCTTGGACTACGGTAATGACGGTAGTACCCACTGATGATACCCCTATCCTGTGCCTCTTTACGGGCCTCTCCAAGAGGTATTGGAGGATCAGGATTACGGGTTCTACTGTTCCTTATATTGGTGTGGTGAGTGCAGGCCAGAGGCTTGTTCTTCCCGGTGGTGTCATGCCCCCTTACACACCTATCTGGCAAGCACAGACTGTAGACCTTCTTACTGCTAAATCTCTTGGTGGTCAATTCTTGGGTAACAGGGTTCTTAGGCAAGGCGCAGAGACTTCTATTAGTCTGGTGTCCTTCTCAAGAACTTTTGCTGAATCAGACCTGCAAGCCTTCAAGTCTTGGTACAATGGTGGTCATGCCTTTATCTGGGCTGCTGGACCTTATGTCTTTGAAGATGATGTGGGTTATGTGTGGCGTAAATCTAGTTCTGAAATGCGACCAACTTTCACTGAAAATGGTAGTTGGGTTAAAGTGAATATGGAGGTTGAAGGATATGTCCAGTAATAGAGAGCCTGTCCAGATCGTAGAAATTGATGTGGACTATTGTTCTCGTACTTACGGGACTGCCCCTTGTACTGCTATTCTTGGTACTACAGGTGTAAGGAAGTGTTTTAATACTTTCTTCACCTGCCAAGACAAGGCTAACTATAATGGGAACCTTCTTGATACTTCTACTGCCCTAAACTACAAGACGCTTCGTTTCTCTGGACCACGAGTAAACTTCCCTCTTGGGATTGGTACTTACTTTCCTGTCCTGACTGATGTGTCAGCTATTTCCTCTACAGTCAACATTGCTGGTTCTGATGAAAGCCTTAGTGCTTTTGGACGTAGGGCAACTGTATCTGTCACTATGGTGGACTTCATTACCAATGACAAATACTTTGATAAATACCAGACAGGTCGTGTAGACGGTACTGCACAGACTGATGAAGGTGGTTATAACCCTAATGATAGGGGAACCTTCTTTACTAAATTCAAATCCCGTATCCCTTACTACGTAGGCCGTCCCCTTAGGGTTATTGATGGTTATATTGAAGGTGGTTCACTAGTCAATACCCGTACTAGGAACTACATCATTACCAATATGACTGGACCTGACAGTAATGGTAAAGTTACCTTTGAGGCTAAAGATATTCTTAGTCTTGCAGACAACAATAAGTCTGTAGCACCTGCTGCTGCAAGGGGAAATCTTGTGGCAAATATCTCTGGTTCAGATACTTCCTTGACCCTTCAACCCTCTGGTATTGGTGACTTGGAATATGCTGCTAGTGGCTATGCAGTTATTGGTTCAGAGATTGTAACCTTCACTAGGTCTGCTGATGTAGTCACTCTTACTGCAAGGGGACTTAAAGGCACTGTAGCCACAAACCATTCTGCCCTAGATACATTCCAACAAGCCTTCAATGTTGAGGCTATGAGGATTGATGACCTTCTCTATGAGTTGCTAGTTACTTATGCCAAGATACCTGCAAGCTATATTGATACCGCTGCATGGGAAGATGAAATCACGACTTGGATGAGTAGTTTACTTCTTGATACTATTATTACCAAACCCATTGGTATTAATACCCTGATTGGTGAACTCGCTGTCCTTGGTATTTCTGTGTGGTGGGATGATGTAAATCAGAAGATTGGCCTTAAGGCTAACAGGCCACTTTTCAATGATACTGCTTATTCCCTTACAGATAGGAATAACATCAAAGCTATTGAGCAACAAGACTTGGATCAGTATCGACTTACACAGATTCACTTCTACAGTGTGCAACAAGACCCCACAAAAGATGTATCCTCTAAAGACAACTATAACCGTCTTGTGGTGACAGTTGATACTCCCTCTGAGAGTAAACAAGCCTATGGTGATACTAAGGTAAGGGAAGTCTTTTGTAGGTGGGTTAATAATGGTGCTGATAGTGTAATTGGCATCCTGTCCCGTAGACTACTTAACAGGTTCAACACTTCCCCCAAGACTTACAGTATTGTTCTAGATGCTAAGGATAGGTCTATTGCTCTTGCTGATGTGGTTAATGTCAATAGCAGGATCATTGCAGATGATACGGGCAACCCTATTTCTACTGACCTACAAGTCATCAAACTGGTAGAATCAAAGTTCGGCCACGAAGTAGAAGTTACCGCACAGATATACAACTATCTTGGTCGGTATGCAAGGGTCATGTCTAACTCTGCACATGATTATGGTTCTGCCACAGACCTAGAGAAATCTAAAGGTGGCTACATCACTGGGGGTACTTACACTTCACCCTCTGACTTCGCAGATGGTACTAGCCCCTATCAAATGATCTAAAAGGAACCCGACACAATGACTACTTACACTGCTATCTCTGCCGGGGAAATAGACGCTGATAGCCCTATCACGGCTGACCTTATGTCTAAACTAAGGGATAACCCTATCGCTATCACAGAGGGTGCTTCTGGTGCCCCTAAGATTAGTGCTGCTGCCCTGAACCTCACTGCGAATACACTTACCGGAAGTGTTTCTGTAGGCTCACCTGTTACTTTGAGTTTGTCACGGTATTCTCTTTTTCCATCTTTCAGTGGTTCAAACCTAACTGCAACATGGGCAAATACGGGGACTTCAACAGTACCTAAACTTAGTATTACTAGTTCTTCGGGGACAAACACGTATACTATCTGGTGGAACTCAATCACATGATATACGGAAGAGCATATATTGTAAGCAACAGTGTTGTAGCACTACATACCTCTGATGAACCAATTAACATTGTTATCATTGAGCATTGTGATCTTTATGATTTGACCCTCTCGAATCAAACCTCTTACGATCAGATATCTTTGGTTAATGGTGTTGTGGTGGGGGAGACTGTGTTGACCTGTACTTCGGTGCCACAATGAAAGACAACTATCAAAACTGTATTGAGTTTGTCTTGAAGTCTGAGGGTGGCTATGTCAATGATCCTCATGATCCGGGTGGAGAGACTAACTTCGGTATCTCGAAGAGGGCTTACCCTAATGTAGACATTAAGCACCTTACCAAAGAGGGTGCTATTGCTATCTACAAGAGGGACTATTGGGATAAGGTCAAAGGGGATGACCTTCCTTATGGCCTAGATTTGACAGTCCTAGACGCTGCTGTTAACTCAGGGGTAGGGCAGTCAGCCAAATGGCTACAGAGAGCCTGTGGGGTTGTCGAAGATGGCTCCGTTGGACCTAAGACCCTTATTGCTGTTGCACAGCATGACACCACGAGGTCAGCAGACCGACAACACTCAGGTGTTGCAAAGATGATCGAGGATTGTCTACATGAACGCCTTCTCTTCCTAAAAGGATTGAAGAACTGGCCCCGATACGGAAAGGGTTGGGTTAATCGTCTACAAGACTTACATACCCTTGCTCTTAGTCAAGTAAAGAAGAAGTAAGGAATGAAAGATGAATTGGTTCAATGATTGGCTGCACGAGATTATTGCGGGGACTGTTGTGTCAATATTTGGTGGTTTTAGTTGGCTTGTAAGAAAGGTCTTTACTAATAATGCCCAGATTGCAATCTTGGTTGAAGAACTGAAACGGCAATCCGATGGTATGGTTGTTAATCGAGAGATTATGCAAGAAGTCAAGGAAGATCTTAAAGAAGTCAAACGAGACATCCTAAGAATTTATCAAGACAAGAGTTAGAAATGAATAAACCCACTTGCGTAGCAAGTCCTAGTTTAAATGATTAAACCCCGGTCAGAATCCTTGTGAAGGGACTCTACCGGGGTTTCTTTTTGTCTTACTCTGACTTAAGGTTTTTCTTTACCTGAATAGCATCTGCAATCTTAGAGAGACAGACTTTTAGTTTCTGTAGGGTGTCCGGTTCATTACTCTCAGACAATCGTTTAATGTAAGCAATATGCTCAATCATAGCTAATCCTTTTTGTGGTTAGGTGTTACTTTGTCCGGGATTCTCCACACAACGAGGAAACCCGTAGGTAGTACCTTCAGGTACACCCTGAATAGCACCGGGCATAGCAGCAAGGCACTGTTCCTCTGTAATGAAGGGTTCAGGCCAAATCATAGGAATACAACTATCCAAGGCAGTACCAAAACAGATTGCAGCAATCATAATCCACATCTTACATACTCCCAAGGTAAAAGAAGAAGAACAGAATCCCGATACAATTGATTAGAAGAAACACGTCATTTTCCATCAGGTATATCTCCCATAAACTCAATAAGGTATTTCAAGTACCACTCAGCCTTTTTCAAATCCTCAATACCATTCTTGTAGCGCCATCGGTGAAGGTACTTAGCGATATTACCACGAAGATAACCGACGAACTCTTCCTTGTTCAAAAAGTCTTTGATGTACTCAATACACTCAATCTTTCCTGTACCATAATGGGCAGGGTTATTGACTGCTTCAGCTTTAGTTGATTGAGAATCTTCTTCCGCCAACTCAAGGTCACTATTTTGACAAAACCAATAATCGCTACCATCCAAATAATAGCATTGATAGAGATTATCGATTTCTGAATCAACATACCGTACTTGAACAACATTGTTCACAGGAAACCCATGACCAATCGTATTACCAATAACCCGTACTTTATCACCAACCTTGAACTTAGTAGTCAAGTTTACCACCCCTTTCAAAAGCAATAATCCATTGCTTACAAATATCAGAACGAACAATATCCTCTATACCAAACTCAATTACAGGTACAGACATATTATTCTGCTTAACCAAACGAAGGGTAGTAGCCAACCCTGATTCACTTAGAATGTCAGATTGTTTAATATCCCCGTTAATGACCACCTTACAGTTGTAACCGATTCGTGTCAAGAACATCTTTACTTCAGGTGTGGTAGTATTTTGTGCTTCATCAAGGATAATGAAAGCATTCTTGAAGGAACGTCCCCTCATAGTAGACAAGGGGGCCATCTCAATGTTACCAGCCTTGATACCCGTCTCTACTACACCCTTACCTAGTTGCTCTACAAGAACATCAAGGATAGGCAAGGCCCAAGGTTGGAACTTCTCTTCTAGTGTGCCGGGAAAGTACCCAAGGTCTTTGCCCACTGACACGTTAGGGCGGGTAAGGATAATCTTGTCAATTTGTTTTTGGGCATACATGTTAGCTGCATAAGTAGCTGCAATGTAGGTCTTACCTGTGCCAGAACAGCCGCAGACAATCACTTGGTTAGAATCATTAAGGGCCTTGATGTAAGTCTTTTGATTATCATTGAGGGCCTTAAGAGAAACTGTTTTTGTGGCAGCCTCTACATCAGCACCCTTGTATTTAGACACTCGTTTAGACTTAGGTGATTCAATCATCACTCAATCCAATCTTCATCATGGTTATCTTGGGATTCAAAGAACTCAACCAGATCAGTGTAACCCCCAATAAACTCTTTACCAGCCGGGGTATCAAACCAGATTTGAGGGACAGTACGTAGATTACCATGCTTCATAAGGGTAAGAAGCATAGGGTGTTCTTTGTAGTTATGGGCCAGATAGGTTGCCCCCCTTTCATCAAGGAGGGCTTTAGCCTTGTCACACCAACTACAATCATCACGGGTCAGGATATAGAACATTCTCTTTCCTTGTTAAACTAGGTCTACGATTTCACAGGCTCCGCCGACACATGACATTGTACTTGTGCCCTTAGAGGTATCCTCAAATTCATATTCCGAAAGTTTGGTCCAGTCAATCTTTTTCGGCATAAGTTCCAAAGATTCTTCATACTCACGTTTAGAACATTCTTGGTAAGGTGCTTGCTGATAAGAGTGGTCAGAGTGTGGCAAAAATGATACACCACTCACTTCATCAAAGTGTTTGTAGACCCAAGCACCAACCTCAAGCCACTCATGGTCACGAACCGTGATAGTGACAGAAGGATTGTGTTCACACCAGTACCGTTGGTAAATAAGCCAGATTTCCAACTGTTCAAGGGCAGTCATGTCATTTCGAGTAATAGCACCCTCGGGTGATTTCTGGGGGAAGCTAAAGACTGTAGTAGTCTCTGGACGCATCACATCAGGTTCATTGGGGATGCCTTGGGCCTTCATAAACTGTGTCAGAGGGTCCTTGTTGTCGCCACGCACGGTACGGATGTAATAGGG